GGCAAGGATATACCAAACAACTATACTCTGATGTAAAGTAAAGAGTGTGCAAGAGTGTTCTTGTATGCTCTTAAAACATCCCCCAAAGTAGAGAAGGAAACGAAACTCCTTCCAATGACATACTTGTAATATTTCATGAGATTACGATCTATAAAGATTGGTCTCTTGAGCCAAGCTGGTTTATAAGCAATGTACCAATTACTAAAAGCCAAGTGGTCTGCCATTGTGTTCAAGACTGACATCGATACCATCGCAACCCGCGCAACACTCTCTTCTCTGTTTGAAATCCAACGAGATGGGTACACCATTCTGCAAAATAGATCATCATAATCTCTTTCGATTTTACCAGGTACAGCGAAGACAGTAGATAGGACGGGAGCGTGAATATGGTTCGGCCAGGCCAGAAGGGAGGATTTTGGTTCCCCATGAAAATGAATACCCTGTTCTTTCCCGCAATTGATGAAAAGGTCGATTGTTAATTCCTGATTGTGTACTCTGACAGCAGCATCATCACCGCAAACGCGTAGGTCGTTACTAGATAACAATCGATTTTCCAACTTTAGGGACAAGAACACAGAAGTGACGGCTGATACAGCACACCAACACAATAACGTAAACAAACTTCCAGACGGGATACCACCTTTCTTTCGATATAGAACATCGTTAAAAACGATAGGTGTATTCTGGAAGTACCACCAAACAAAATCCCAAAGACGTCGATTTTTTGTGCTCCATGTGGAATCAATAGCGCTGAATTCGTAAGTGTCGAAATTGATATTACTTGCAAGTACATCTTTTGCTGCTTTGATAAGCCATGGAGGCATTTGACTGTCACCTTTCTTCCAATCCTTAACACAGAGTGATTGACCAACATCGATTGATTTGATGAAGCCGCGTGCATCAGTGAATGCCCCTTTACCATGCATGAGTGGAAAACCACGTTGATTCTTCTTCTGTAATAGTAACTTATAGAGAGGAACACCAAACATGGATTCGATACATG